TTTCTCTGTCGAAAGCAAGACATTCCATAGGAATATTTTTGCCGTTTTCGCCTTTAATCCAGTAAACATATCTAGGTAATAAATCTCCCACTATACGAAGAACGTTATCACCTTCTTTATATGTATACTGGTCAATCTTTTCTTTTTTTGCGCTACCTTGCGCTTGGTTAAATTTTATTGCCATTTTATTGTTTTTCCTTTAGGATTTTCTTCAAATCTAAAATAAACATAGTCATCTTTAATTTGAAGTAATCGATTGTCGTTTGTTATTTGTTTAATTAATGGGTTATACAACATATGTAATCTTGTATCTCCACTTTCCTTGTATG